AGCCAGGAGATACCCAGTAATACATACTATAGTTGACAAACTTATCTAAGTCTATTGGCAACTGAACTGTTTCTAAAGTACTTTTGAATAATCGTCTATGGTCGTTTGTTAAAGAACCTTTATTGTATAATGAATTGAGTAAGTCATCATAGAATATATTATCAGTCGCATCTACATTTGTGAAAGTTGGTTCTAAACCGTAATTATCTCTTGCATATGCTGTTGGTGGAAAAGAAAGATACGCATCTTTATTGTTGTATATTCCTTTCTCTTTTCTTCCAACGAATGCTTTTGTTTTCTCCATCTCCCCGACTGAAAATACTCGGTCAAGGGTTGTCTCAAATACTGTTTCTAACTCGCTGTTCTTTAGGTGTCCAGGAAGAAAGTCATAAATCTTCTTTGCCATATTATTCGCCTACTAATTCAGATTGTGCTAATTGTGTAATTATTTTTACATCGTTTGATGTTGTGACTGCCATAAATATTTCATTTAAAGCACACGAGATGCTTAATAATTTTGTAAATTCATTTGTAGAATATTTAGGAGTAATAACTACACTTGAAATATAATCTCCAAGTTCTTTATGAAGATACGCCGCTAGTTCTGAGAAATAGAATGTATCTCCGAAGTCCCAGTTATCAATTGTGAAATATTCATTCACTTTCGTGGACACTGCTGTTTTAATTTCACTGTCGGTATATCCTACTCCAAGTTTCTTAATAACTTTAAACACTGCTTGGTTTTCTGGTTCAGCATATGAGCCAAACAAGTATTTAAACTCAACTGGAATATAAGCAATATGGTCAGCCATTGTTGCTTTTGGCTCTATAGTGTCCATTATTTTAGATAACTCATAATTATTTGGCGGAACTGGAGTAGTTGTTGTGAAACTACTTGCTACCCATTTATTTACATTTCTAACATAATCTGAACTTAGTACATACATATCAACAATGTTACTTGTGCTAGGGTTAATTCTCTTATCTATGTCAGCATAGTGTTCCCATCTGAAACTTGTGAATGGGTCTTCAACAAAAGATATACCCTCTAGTACTCTATATTGTGTACCGTTATAATGTATTCTTAGTTTGTTACCATCCATATCGTTATAATCGGCAGTTCCAGCCTCAACTTGTGTTGCTGTGCCAGCGGTCATTAGAGTCCAACTACCACCATCTCGTCTCCACCATCCAGGTGTTGTTGTATTATAATATATTATTGCAGAGGCTGGAACTAAACTAACATTCGAAGTTGCTATGAAAGTCTTAGATGCTCGTTCATATGTTACAGAATCGACCGTGTATTCTTCCATCACAATACTTTCGTCCGCAGTTACCTCAACTAACCCAAATGGATTATCAGTCGTATCTGATATCATCAGTTTTACTTTAGTGTTATCTATATATCCTGCTGTCGTATAGTAATCATCATAAACATATGATGATAATGCCTTGTATGTTGTTGTTGTGTTTTGACTGCTATTAGAAATATCAAATGTTGCTTTTACTCGTACTGAGTAATTTGCAAGTTCTGATAATGTAGGAGAAGTACCAATGTATACATCAATAAGGTCTCCAACACTCACTGCATGTGTCCAGAAAACAATTTTGTATGTTGTTCCTGTCGTATTCGTAATTTCTATGTGTGCGTTGTCTAGTATTATTCCAGCCTCATCTCTTAGTATAATGTTACTAGTAGTAAGAGGGTCACTTCCTTGTGAGTTTGTAAATGTAAATTCTCCATATGCATATTGTTTAAAGTACACATCAAAATCTAGTTCGTTAATGATACTTGAAGATGCTGTAGACATAGTAAAATCATAATCACTTGGATTTGCGCCTGGATAAGAAGTTAGGTAATCATTTATTTCTATTGGAGTGCCTGATGTTCCGTCTGTATCTTTCCAAACAAAATTACTCGTAGATGCCGCAGATAAGAAATAAGATTTTGATGGTTTTCCTTTAAAACCCTTATCTGTTAGTTCAATTTCGGTTAAACTAGTAGTACTGTTTGTCGCAGTTCCAACATTACCAGTATATCCGCCATCCCACTCAATAGACACATTTGACAAGTTAGTTTCACTAGAGGCAACAGTTGGAACATCTTGTTGAACCGATGTTGACAAATCTGTTAAATCTGCTAAGTCTGTTATTCCTAATCCAAGAGTATAAGTTGGTGTTGCTCCTATGATGTTGTTCGGAGACGCCGGTGATAAAATATTAGAATTACTAAGTGTGTGTTCTACTCCGTTAGGAGATATCAAAGAATGCGAGTAACTGGTAGATGTGACCGCATTGCTTTCAGTAAATTCATATGTCTCTGGTGCACCGCTATATTGGAACACAGCATTAAATGTTGCACCTGTTCCGCCATCAGTTACCACAGTTGAAACTGGAACTTGTCCTATGTTTACGGTTTCATCTGTTGCTGTATAAGTTGAGCCGCCACTAACTGACGCAACTGACTCGTAATTAAGATATATTGTGTCTCGTTTAGAAAGATTAGTTTCATTATCGACTACATCTGTAGTATTGCCATAATAAAATTTAACTTGGTCTCTACTTTCAAATGCTACTTTTTTACCAGTAAAAGTTGCTGTGTATTCCGCTTCGTTATCTCTAATTCCAGATTTATATTTAAACTCAACACTTACATCTGAAGCGGCACCTTGTGTTAGTGACCAACCCCACACACTACTTGCATATGTGTAGTATAGAGTAAAGGTCTCAGTGTTAGGGTCAATTTTACTTTTAATTGCTCCTATTCCTAGGCCTGCAAAATCAGTAGCCTTGAATTTTGTTCTAAATCCTCTTACAATTGATGTTATTTCACCAGCCTCTGATATTAATTTATTTAATGTATAAGTTGTACCTGATACTGATTTTACATCTGCCCAGATTGTTGTTCCTGATGTTGTCTGTAATTTTACTGTATCTCCGACATATACTAGTTCCGACATACTGGTTCCTACTATAGTTGTTCCATCAGTGCTACTAATTGTGTAACTATTTCCTGATTGAGCAATGACTACTTCAGTCGTATTAGTTCTGTTTGTATGAAGAAATTTATTAAAAAGACTTGGATGCTTTAACACGCCTGCAATATCATTTCTTATGAAATCATCAGTGTTTGCTTTTGCTTTATTGTAACTTAATGAAACTGATATTGGTTCATCTTCAACAAATACACTACCATCAGAGCCAGTTATATTTAAGTTAGAGTGATGACCTAATACATCATCAGTTTCAAAGTAACGAGAGTTGCCAGCAAACGAAGTGTTCACTGCTTTAACTTTATTCACAACATTATTTCCAAGAGTCAATGGATATACATTATAGTCTTGTGCGTTTACCATTCTATCTTGTGAGTAATAACTTCTAGGTGCAATTCTACGCACACTTGAGTATGTTTCTCCTGAGAAGTTTTCACTAAAATCTTTTGTGCTTGATATTGTTAATGTTAGTCTGTATGTTCTATTATCACTACCTGTATATGGTATTGTTATAGTTGCGTTAGAAATATCATTCGCATTTACAGTAAAATTATCATTATCTGCTACTCTGTACCATGTTCTATAGTTGCCGTAGGCAGCATTTCCAAATACTCCATCTGGATAATGTAGTGTAATTGCATTGTTGTCTGCTGAGTTTACACTTACTAAATCTCCAGAACCAGTTCTTAGACTGTTATAGATTGCTGTCTCTCTTGTTTCGTTATCTACCTTTGTGATAGATGAAACATAATTTCTATCTGTGTCAATTTTTTGAATCCAAACATCTGAGTTAGATATATTATTTTCTGTTATTGGCTCTATTCTATTAGAAATTTTAGTATCGTAAGAGAAATCTTTGAACCCTAATGTTCCTGCAACTGCATAAACAAAGAAACCAGTTCTATCACTGCCAGAACCCAGATTATCATTTCTGTTAATAATCGTAAAGTTATTCTGAAGATTTGGTTCGTCTTCTTCTAATCTAGTTTTTGTTGCATCTAATAACACACGAACGGCTTCAAAACTTCTAGTTTTGCCATCAACATTTGCAGAAAATGTGTAATTTACATTTTTTATTGCTGTGTCTTCATTTACTTCATATAATGAGTGGTCAACTTCTGCTATGTTTAATGTAGATGTAGGATTTTGAATCTTGGTAGTGGCAGAAAATGCTGAATTTAAAATGCTGATAAAGTTCTCATACCAATCGATGTCATTGCTATCATTCCAGTTTACAGTCTTTCCTGATAATGATATTCCTAGATTATCGTATACTGCTTCATCAGTAGATAAACTTGTAATCTTCATAAAGCCCTTTGCATTGATTGGGCGTGTCTTGTTGTAACCTAGAGTTTTTGCCATCTGTAGAATACTTGCTCTTCGTTCGGCAGTATCCATAAAGTTTTCACGGGTATTCATATCTAATCGATATGATAAACTATGTCCAAGATATGCAACTAAATCCAGAATCGCAATGAATTCCGAACTTGCTATAAAGTCGTTAAATTTATCAGGATAAGTTTGTCCTATATATGCTAATAAGGCTTCTCTTATAGTATCGAAATCATATGCTTTGAGACTAACGTTGGTGAATGCAGTGTATACTGTTGTCCAACTCTCACTTGCGAATAGATTGTCTGTGCGTTCTTGGCTCATATTGTTCTCTCTATTATTCTCTGTCTAAATCAATACTTAATTCTACTTGCTCGTTTGACGGAAGTATTTCAAGTTTTAATTTAGCACTGATTGTGTGGTCCGAGTCTGATATATCAATGCTAATAAAATTACATCTCGGGTCATCATTTATGATGTTTGTTAAATCTTCTTCGATTAACTCAGTAGTTTCTTCAGTTAATGGCTCAAATAACATTTCATGTATAATTGACCCATAAGTAGGTAACATTACTCTTTCTCCCCTACGGGTCATAATATGGTTCATAATGTCTTCAATCACCAAGTCCTTGCCAGACAATACGTGATTTATTGCATTTTTGTTTTTGGTACTAAAACCTGTAAATAATGGCATAACTGTATTTTCTCTGTAGTTTATCTTTAATGTATTTATCTCCACATAATATTCGTAGTTTTGGTATTGACTTTTTGACTTAATAATGTTATCATACATATAAATAATAGCAATAATACTACAAGGATAACATCTAATGCCAAATTTAGTACCAATGGTCGTTGACCAATCAACAAATGGAGAGCGTAGTTACGATATTTTCTCTCGTTTATTAAAAGAAAGAGTTATATTCCTAACTAGCGAAGTGAATGACTATCAGGCAGACTTGATTTGTGCCCAGTTATTATTCTTAGAAGCAGAGAATTCAGAAAAAGATATTCATTTCTATATCAATTCACCGGGTGGAGCAGTGACTTCTGGCATGGCAATATATGATACTATGCAGTTTATTTCATCTCCAGTATCAACTACTGTGATGGGACAAGCGTGTTCTATGGGTTCATTACTTGCTCAAGCAGGTGCCAAAGGTAAAAGATATGTGTTGCCAAATAGTCGCACAATGATTCATCAGCCAAGTGGCGGCGCTGGTGGACAAGCAACTGATATGGAAATTCAAGTCAAAGAAATTCTTAAAATGAAAGAAAGACTAACTGGAATATATGTTTCACATAATACTGCTGGAAAGACATTCGAAGAGTTGACTGAAGCGATGGAGCGAGACAACTTTATGTCTGCTGAAGAAACTGTTGCTTTTGGACTAGCAGATAAAGTTATAGATAAGCGTTAAATACCAGGTACGAAACTGAACATCTTAGCAGTTTTTATTTTTTGTTGAGTTAGTTTCTCATCTATTTTGCCGTTTTTCGTTATATTTTTCTGAATTTCATCAGTTATTGAATACCAATCATTAGCATTTATAAGTTTAATAATAGGGCTATTTTCTATAGTATCAACGCCTTCATTAAAGAAATGATACAAAAGTGCATCATAGTGTGGTTGTGATATTTTAACTTTAATAAACTTTGATAATACATTTCCTATATTTCTTAATTGTTTTTCTAAAATAAACTCTGCCATTCCTTTTGTTATCTTATTGTTTGTTATATCTATTCTCGTAGATGCAACAGTGATATATCCATAGTTCAATTCGGTATCTGAAATTTTATAATTATATCCAACTACATTATTTTTAATACTAAGAGTGGGCTTATTATCTAGTATGATAGCGTTCTTACTAACGTTTGAGAACACTAAATCCGTTATAGTTGAGAGGCTGACTCTTATGTGAGAAAGTATATAGGTCGGCTTATCATTCAGGTCATAACCAGTTCCCAGAAATGTACCAGTTGGAGTGATGACGTGTAAAGGCAACTGTATATAGTTTAGTAGTGAGCCTTTTTTCTTATCGTATATCATGTTGTTCCCATATTCTTTTTACCATCTTCACTCGCAGATGCAATTGCAAATTCACTAGTGGCTGGCTTACTAGCGTGAGGGCGAACAAAAGGTTCGTGTGTTGGCATTTCAGACAGAATAGTATCAGTTAATTCTGTAGTTTCTAAGTTTTGCATATCTGGTAAAGAATCAACTAAAATGAGTTCAGATTCTGGCGCCAGAGGCCCGTTCAGGTGTAACTTACCACCAGTTGTTACTACACAGTTTACTCCAACATTGATATTCATCCCTGCTTCACTTTGTAAAAATTGGTTACCCTTACTTCTTAAATGTATCTCGCCAGTGCTTTCTTCATTTTCTGTTCCAGAATTAATTTTAGTGTCACCTCTAACACTATGCATATGAATATTTTCACCCGCTTCTATGTTAATATTCTTGTCTGCTCGAATATTAAAATCTTTTTCAGTTCGCATATTCATTGAACCTTCTGCATATGCATTTATTTCACCACCTGCTCCAAGTTCTATCCAACCAGTTCCGGTACTATTTATTGCATAGACAAAATCGTTTGCGCCATCTAATATCAGACATGAGCCAGAGGCTGTTGTCATTCGTATTTGTTCTGGATGAATAGTTCCGTCATCGTTGACACTGCCATCATCTATATAAAAAGAGCCTCCGCCTGGTGTTTTAAATCCGACTACTTTATTTTCTTGTGGTAATTCATACTTAGAATCTCTATGCGGAGAAGCAGTAGATGTTCCTCTTAATGTATCAGTATATGTTCCTTGGTCTGCCAATACTTTATTTCTTGGATTATTTTGCAGTTCTTTTTCTCTCGTATCCGCTGCCTCACCTAGTGTGCGAGGCTGTGTTTTACTGGATGCAATCTTTTCGAATTTACCTTCTCCTTGTCCTGTTCCGTCTGCATTTGCTTCACCTGCCGCACCGCCGCTTACAATATCAGGAATATCTTGTGTTACTGCAAACCAATATCCTTCAGTTGCGTTACCACCTTCTGCAAAAGTGACAAGAATAGTTACAGCCTCTCCGACTGGTGTGCCAAAGAAACCGTAGTTTCCCTCTTTAACTACTCCGCCATAAGGACTAGCATACTGAAAGAATAGTGGGTCAGATGGGTCACCACCAAGTGCCGGAATATAAGCGGCCAGTCTACCACGGCCCTCTGGGTCAATGTACACTTCTTTTGTAGTCGGATTCTGAAGAACAGTTACCGCTTTGTACACACCTCTGGTCAAATTGTCTAAAATCGGAGACGATTCTGACTTTTTTTGTTTATGGAGTATATTTCCTAATGTATTAAGTGCCATGTTTTTTTCCTTACGGTGAGTTTGAGTCTATATAAAATTTATCGGCTTGGATTGTAATCAATAACGGAGTATTCGTGTTTATCCTGGCATCAACCTGACTCTCTTGGCCAGATTTAATTGCTGGAAACAAATCAGCAACTTTTACCTTCAACGCATCATAATCACCCAAGTATAAAGGATTCATATCATTGTAGGTCATTGTGTATACTCCGAAGAAACTACTAGGGTCACTGATTGTTTGTGATACTCCATTTGCGTCTGTGTATGTTATCGGTGCTATATTATTAAAATCTAAGACTGTGTGTTTGATGCCATTATCATCTTCCACTTCAACTTTAGGACCATTTTCCCAATCTGTGATTGCTGTGTAAATTTTTAAAGCCTCTTTATATTGTACTACTTTATCCGGATTAGCCTTTGCGTATTCGTAACCAACTCCAGCGCCAACACGACTAGGTTCAATTCCAGCACTAATCGATTCTGTATCTACGCTTGAAGGAAGCACAACATCTATACCGGAATTTAAGTATGAATCTGTTCCAACTAATATTGGTGCGTTATCAACATCAATCTGTTCAACTGGATTTTTTATGTGAACTTTTTCTGTAGTACCGCTATTTGACGTTACTGCTACCGAAGTAGTCACTTCACTTGGTAAAGTAAGTGATGCGATAGCGGCCTCTGTTTCTAGTACTTCTAATGTTATTGAATCTGTTAATCTATGGCTAGGGTCAAAATAATACGAAGTTGCATTAATCTCATTTTGTCTCAAAGTTGATGTAAGTAACTCCCCTTGTAGTTTTCCAACTTGCATTGCATCTGATATATCTCCTCTATCATCAGATACAGTATGGTCAACTATTCCATTTATTGCATCTGTTATTTCTTCTAGTTCAGAAAATTCTTCGTCTGTGACTAAATCAAGGGTAGAAGCGGCTCTGATTTTAGCGGCTGCCCTAAAGTTCATTGCTCTTCTCACATCATCTGATAATACAATCTCTTCTTCTGATATTTTCTCGTCTAGTTTATCAATAGTGCTGTCAAGCCACTCTTGTTCTTTTTCCTCGTGTGCGCCCGAAGCCTTTAGATAAGCATTATTTATAATTTCATTATACTTATCAGTTAAAATTTGGGCATCACTTGCTTCTTGTATAGTCAACGAATTTGCGATAATAGGTTTTACTTCTAATCGTCTTGTTTCATTAATAAATTTTTTTTCTGCCTCTACTGTTTTATCTACATACTCTTCAAACCAATGAGTTGTTTTCCAGTCATTATTTGAGTTCGGATAATTTATTTGGTCTCTATATTTTTTTTCATCCCATGTATAAGTTGGAATATTAATTAGTAAACCCTCAGTTTTACCATTGACTAACGGTTTATCTCCGTTTAAAAGTTTGTTCTCAATTGTTGCGTCTTTGGTAACTCCGTATGTTCCGTTATTTATTTCAGAAATAATGTCTTCAGGAGTTCTCTGAAGATTTATATTATCTGTTATTTTCTTTATGTCGGCTGGATTGTGTCCAGTAACATTCAACTCTGCTCCAACCGCAACCTGATACATTGCAACTTCTTCTTCTGACACTAAAAAATTTGGATTAGCGTTTGGGTCCGCAAGTGCAGTATTAAAATAGTCATTTATGGCTGTGACAGCCGATGGTGTGCCCCTATCTTCAGGTGATACTCCAACTGTTGCTAGTATTCCATTTTGTGCTGACACCAACGCTCTACAACTTTCAGTAGAACCTTTTGCACACGCTAATCCTAAAGATTCCCAGTTCTCTAGTGTTGCTCTTGCATTATTTGTTCTGACGGGAAAGTCAACAAATGGCAGTAGATGATATCCTAATTTCCCCGTTGGATTGTTAGCGTTTGCTGAGAGGATGTTTATCGTAGATTCTAAGTTATCCACAGACTCGTAAATTGTGTTTCTCATATTGCTATCTAGTTTACCATCAATCGGACTAGTAAGAATAGTGACTGAACCGTCATCATTTTCAGAAAATAGTTCTTCATTATTGTTAACACCTAGTTTATTTTGAAGCGTCTCTATTTCTTGTCTTGCTCTTTGTTTTGACACTTCGTTTTCTGCTTCTACTCTTTCAGCAAGTGCAAAA